AATTAAGCATTTTAATAGTAGGAAAACAGTTATCATTATTTGTTCCTCCTTTAAGATTACCTGCTGGTTTGCAAAGTGCTTTGTCCGAAATTGATATAGTAGCAGAACAACAAAAATATACTCTAACAGGAACTCCAAAAATAGATAAATTAGAATCTGCTATAAATTCAGTTGCTCCTCCTATAGCTGTAATTAGTACTACTATTAATACAGCAATTTTATTATTAAGGATATTAGATATTTTCTTACTTAAATGTTTAATAGAAAATAATATAAAAGATGAACTAACTCCTATTTCAGAAGATTTACAAAATATAAATAACAGACAAGAAATAGCAGAAGAAACTTTAAATCAAACTTCATACCAAGGATTTATAATAGAAATTGAAGAAGTACCATTTAATCCTACTGTTATCCGTAGAAAAGCAGTTGGAATTAATCAAAGTGGAATTAAACTTATAGAAACTCCTTTATCTTTTACCACTAACCCTCAAACATTAATTGAAGAACTTAAACTTATTATTGACAGAGATAATTTAAAAGCTTACTAATTTAATATTTATAATCATGAAAACCCAAGACTTTAAAAAAATCATTAAAGAAGCTGTAAGAGAAGCAATTCAAGAAGAACTTAAAGATATTCTTCTCGAAGCAGTTCGTGCTCCTAAAGCAGCTGTAGTTACAGAACAAATTCAAACTCCTACTATTTCTTCTGCTCCTAAAATAGACAAACGCGCTATGATGCAAGCTATAATGGGAGATTTTACACCAGGGCAAGATACTTTATCTTTTAATTCTAATGATACCTCTATCATGGCTAATACTTTACAAGTAAGGCCTGGTATGGATACTATAGGTGAAGGTTCAGCTTTACCCTCAGGAAATGTAGGATTAGATATGATAATGGGACTAATGAAAGGAAATAAATAATGGCATTTGGGGCACGTATAATAAATCCTATAGATTTTAAACCTAGTACAGCACTAGGTGTATCTATATTATTTAATGCCCCTGGTGTATTTAATTCAACCTATATTAGTAAAGATGCAATAAAAAATAATTTAATTAATTTTTTTCTTACTAATCCTTCTGAAAGATATTTAAATCCTAATTTTGGATCAGGGTTAAGAGCTTTTATATTTGAGCAAATAACAAGTGGAAATATAGAGTTTTTAAAAGAAAATATTGAATCTCAAATAAGATCATTCTTTCCTACTGTATTAGTTCAAGATTTACAAATTTTACCTAATAATGACTATAATTCTATATTAGTCAATTTAACATATAATGTTATAGATACTAGTGTAGTAGATACTATTCAACTTGAATTTACATAATGGCAGCTAATAAAAACATAACTTATATAAATAAGGATTTTAATGAGTTAAGAGCTAATTTAATTAATTATGCTCGTACTTATTTTCCTACAACATATAACGATTTTTCTCCATCTTCCCCTGGGATGATGTTTATGGAAATGGCTTCATATGTAGGTGATATTTTATCATTTTATATCGACAATCAAGTTCAGGAGAATTATTTACAATTTGCAAGACAATCTAATAATTTATATCAATTAGCTTATATGTTTGGGTATAAACCAAATATAACCGGTGTAGCTGCTGTTACAGTTGATTTTTATCAACAAGTTCCTGCTAAAACCTCGGGGGCAGAACAAGTCCCAGACTATGATTATGCTTTATATATACCACAAAACTCAATAGTTTCTACTAATTTAGTTTCACCTATAAGTTTTTTAGTTCAAGACGACATAGATTTTTCTGTATCTAGTTCTTCAGATCCTACAGAAGTATCAGTATATCAAATTTCAGGAAATTCTCCTACTTTATTTTTACTAAAAAAGTCTAGAAAAGCCATATCAGCTACTATTAATACTACTACTTTTTCTTTTAGTTCTCCTACAGAATTTGCTACAGTAGAAATTAATGCCGATAGAATTATAGGTATATTGGATATAACTGATAGTAATGGTAATGTGTGGTATGAGGTAGATTATTTAGCTCAAGAAAATGTATACGATTCAATTCGTAATTCTAACCCAAATGATCCTAATAATTCTAATAATTCAGGTGATGTTCCATATTTATTAAAACTTAAAAAAGTTCAAAGAAGATTTGTTACAAGAGTTTTAAATGAAACTACACTACAACTACAATTTGGAGCAGGGAATGTTAATGACAATGATGAAGAAATTATTCCAAATTCTGATAATATAGGATTAGGGTTATTATTTGAAAGAAATAAGCTTAATACAGCTTATGACCCTACAAATTTTATGTTTACTAAAACCTATGGTATAGCCCCTTCAAATACAACTTTAACAGTTAGATATTTAACAGGAGGTGGGGTAACAGCAAATGTTTCTGCTAATTCTATTAGTAGTTTTTCAGGCAATCCAGTATTTAAAGTTACAAATCTAACTACATCAACCGCTAATCAAGTATTTGCTTCATTAGCAATCAATAATCCTGAAGCAGCTGATGGGGGAAATGATGGTGATACTATTGAAGATATTAGACAAAATGCTATAGCTAATTTTTCTACCCAATTAAGAAATGTAACAGCTAATGATTATTTGGTTAGAGCTTTATCTATGCCCTCTAAATATGGTAATATAGCTAAAGCTTTTATTGAACCTACTAAGTTACAAAATACAGGATTAGGTGAAATACCTACTACATTAGATTTATATATTTTAACTTATAATATAAGCAAAAATTTAACTACTACTACTACTACTTTAAAGCAAAATTTAACTACCTATTTATCCCAACACAGAATAATTGGGGATTCTATTAGAGTTAAAGATGCCTTTATTATTAATATTGGATTAAATTTTGACATTATAGTATTACCTAACTATAACTCAAACGAAATATTATCTAAATGTATAACAGCGTTACAAGATTATTTTGCAATAGATAAATGGCAAATCAATCAACCTATAATCCTTAGAGATATTTATATCTTATTAGATAGAATTGAAGGAGTACAAACAGTTAAAAATATAGCAATTACAAATAAAGTAGGTACAAGTTTAGGATATAGTCAATACTCGTATGATACCGCAGGAGCTACAAAAGATAATGTAGTATATCCTTCACTTGATCCTATGATATTTGAAGTAAAATACCCAAATACAGATATTCAAGGCAGAGTAGTACCTTTATAATAAT